GGAAGAGAAAGCTGGGTTACCTTTTGCTCTTCGATGGTTTTCTTCAGCGGATCTTGGCTAAGTTCGTAAGGGTCTACATCTCCCCCGTCAGCATATCCATGAGGTCCAATTAACCCGCCAGAAGCAGCCGCAGACGGTGTATTCATCCAATCTTTGAACTCAGAAAAAACATTCTTCCCTGACAGGTTTCCTTGGCCACCAAGCAGTCCGGCAGATGCCGGAGAATCCTTGGTTGCCGCCGTTCCCACAAGGCCAGACTTCCCAAAGTTGTAGAGACCTTGAATATCCTTGCCCGTCTGCATAGCAGTTGACATGCCAGATTGCGGAGGAGCCCTAAGCGCAGGAGCAATCATTAGCTGACGAGGTGCAGACTGCGGGGCAATTGGAACATATCCCGCAGCGCCATAGGGATCGCTAGGATCTCCACCAAGGGCATAGCCGCCCCTGGCATATGCCTCACCAGCCATATCGCTAGTGACAGCGCCACCCATCGAACTCGCATCGAACTCAGCGGGGATCAGGCCACCAGTTGCTCTGGCGGGGCGTTCAGCATCCTCAGTTGCTTTTTTATAGTCAACTGTCTTGTAGCCACCCATCAACCCAACGGCGTTAGGATGCTTTTTCTCAACATCTTGCGCCATAAGACCGATTTGGGTCCGGTCGTCGCCCTTGTATTTATAGCTGTAGATCTTCTGGCCGTCGTTGGTTTTACCAATTTCCTTGACATCAGTCTTAAGACGTTCGTCAGAGAAGAAGCCAGCAGGTTGGGTCGAGGTCGTAGTAGAACCAGACAGTGCGCCGGTGCCTTCCGCAATCCCCGCCAGAAACTGAGCGACTTGGAACGGATAACCTTGCTGTTGAAGATATTGCTGGTACTTGGCAGTATCTCCAGCTTGCTGGGTCTGTTGCGCCAGCGTTCCGGCCCCAATCTGTGCTTGAGCGCCCTGAAGAGCCGCAGTCTGGGCTCCAACGCCAAGTCCAGCAAGTTGCTGAGCAGCTTGAGAACCTTGCGTAAATCCTTGCTGACCCAGACCCGCCAATTGCGTTCCAAGACCTTGCAGAGCAGTACGGTTGGCTTGCGCCGCGTTCAAGCCAACACCTTGCTGTTGCTGGGCAGTTTGCAAAGCCGTATTGTATGCACTTTGATACAGTGGAGAAATAGCCTGGGCCTCGGCCAATCCTTGCTGTCCAGCAAGTTGCGCTCGTTGCAACCCGGCACGTTCCCCACCAAAAGCTCCAGCTTGGATGGCCTGGGCCTGTTGGGCCGTATTTTGCTGGCCAAATTGCTGGTTCAACGCAGCTTGTGTGGCTCCTACAACATTTTGTGTGTAGGGGTTCATATACGCATTAACATCTAACCCAGACGGGGTAATGGGCATGGCTCCAGCCATTGCAGCGCCAGTAGCTGCGCCAAGATACCCCTGTCCCTGCTGTTGAGCTTGCCCAAGTTGTTGGGTAGCTGCCCCATAATATGGCTGTGCTTGAGTAGAAGCCACATCAGTGGCGCTCATTCCGGCTTGCTGTTGCTGATTAACAGGTGCAACAAACTCGCCGGAATATGGTTGGAATGGCGTAGCTGCCGCTGTCTGGGCTTGGGCATTGACGGAGTTATACCGCGCCAATACTTCTGGCGGGATTGAAACCGACTGCGTCGATGTCTGAGACTTTCCGCCACCCATATGAACTACTCCGCAGCGGCGCTAAAAGCACCCGTTTGTGCATTATACAAGAAGAACGCCCCACTTGGCTTCCCAAACTGGCGTTCGTACAAACGGATCTTGGCTTCCGTCCGGTGATTCGACAAAACCCCAATAATCAACGGCAAACCAAGAGTATCTGCCGCTTTTTTGGAGAACTCACACAATCTACGAGCCCTCCCACCCTTAGCGCCTCGAAAGTTAGGGCTGACAAAAATGGCTTTTTCCTCAAGAACCTTTGAGTCCGAATACCACATTGTACCAATTCTCAGAAGAATTGCACCCTCTAATTTTCCACCTTCATCTTGAATAATCCCGACTATACCATCGTCTTGATTTAACGCTGGCCATATTTCAGCCAACAATTTTTCGGGATTAGGGTCAACAAACCCATTTTCATCACATGCTTGCATTGCCAATTCCATCATAGGATGGACATCTTCTGGCATACCAATGCGAACTCCTAGATCTTCCGACATTAAGACCCCCTTAGTCCTTCTTCGGCCCTGGCAATTTTTGAAGCGTTTTTACTGTCTTCGACCTCATCTTTAACACAAAATCATCAAGTTCGCGATGCCCCACGTCCATATCACCATTGCCAAGACGTGACACTACATCAGGAGGGATTACGTATTCCCCGCCAGCGGCTACAATGGGAACCAATTGCGGAACTTCCGCAGTAGATCCGCCCTTGGCCTTCCCCGGCATTCCAAGATAGGCATTGGCCCCAGGTGTGCCAGACATGTAGGGGATTGGCTTAAACATAGATTGAGGTTTCACAACTGGATGAAAGATCGAGTTCGCAACCCGAAACCCAGCCATTGTGTTGCCTTCGCCCATTGCTGAGATTATGTCTGCGGGAATTACATAAGAGCCAGAATGCACATGCATTGGCAAATGATCAGTGCGGCCAGCAACTGGACTGTGGATAGGGCCAGTATGAGGCTTAATGCCGGAACCAATCGGCTTTGTGGTTGTCTTAGTCATCATTTCACCGCCAAAGGCCCGTTTCCGCCTGGCTTCGCTCAAAGCAATCGCTACTGCCTGCTTTTGAGGGCGGCCACTATGGATCAACTCACTAATGTTGGAGCTTACGGTAGCTTTGCTTTTACCCTTTTTGAGCGGCATGGCTTAACCCGGCGAATAGGTGACGTTAATAGATTGGCCAGAACCCGGCACAACCACCAACCCCAGACTGAAGACCTGTCCCACTTTTGTAATGCCTACAGAATTTGGCACTACGCAAAGGGCATTATTGGCAGCAATACCTGCCGCAGTAGATGAATTGTAGATGGTGCCAGCCGCGCTACCGGCTACCGTAACCACAAAGTTCACCAGATAGCCGGGGTTTGCGTATATCAAAGTAGTGGTAGTGATGGTCGCCGATGTCTGCGTTCCCAAGCCACGAAGAGTGGTTTGCGCAAGATTGTTGATGGCGATGACGCCATTCTTTTGTGTTGAGAGAATATCTGTGAGGTTAGCTGTCATTAGTAGCGTCCGTCCTGTTGAATCCTATATCGAAGATTTCCCAATCGCCAAAAAGACCCAATGTCTGAGCTTTCAATCTTGATGGCCATCAATCTAGCTCTCATGCGCGGAGAGAAGAACGTAGTGGCTTGCGTCACGGTGTAAGGACCATACTGCGATGGTGTCTGGCCGGGAAAGTCAGTGGTGTAGAACGTGATCCGGATATTAGCAGATTGAACACCCGCATAGTATCCCCACTTCATGTCAGGCCAAACCTCGTCTACGAACATCTTCACATCCGCATCCGATAGCGCGAAGTATCCGGTTTGGAAGTATGAATCCATCGCAACGCCATCTGCATCTGGCGAGGTTTCATGTTGATAGATGACTTGATTCAATCCCGCGCCGATGGGAGCACCAAGCACGGATTGGTTGATCCATGCAGACCGAGCTACATAGGGATTAGCAGTTGAATTGAATCCATAATCCCATTGGTTCAGGATGAAGTTGTACTTGATGTAACCATAGTTTTCGCCACCATTCCCATAAGTGGGGAAATGCCATGCAATTTCACCAAACCGAGAGTTTGGAGCAACCCGGATGCGATCCAGATTGTTCATATCCAAATCTTGGAACACTACGTCCCAGATCGGGCAAGCAAGCGGGACAACGCCCCCGCCAGACATTGTGAAGAACTGGCTTTGCCCCATCCAATAGACATTACCATTTACAGAAGCAGCAGCCTTGCGGCCAATCAAACCGCAACCTGTTCCGATCTCATTGAACTGGTAAACATAGGGTGGACCAGCATATTGCATTGACCATATGCCTAGATCAGTCCATACAAGACCCTGTTGCCCAGCTTGAATACATTGAACAATTTTAGAGCCTCTAGTGATTCGATATGAGCCAGCTTGATTGGTTAGGAGAGCAATCCACTGATTGTAGTTCTCCACATCCGACCAACGGATAAGCAAGGGGTCTTGGATTCCATCAAATGTGCTCCCCCATGCCACAACTTGGCGCTGCGGCATGGCGATGAACATGCCAGCATTAACGCTCGGAGCGTCTGGAATGATCTGGGCAACAGTTTGGCCTGTATTGGCAGTCCATTCGTAAATGGGGCCATTCAATGGGCAAGCAATTAGGTTGCTGCCCCAATTATCTAGGGTCCAGTCAACTGCATTAATTGGTGTCCCCGTAGATGCGACAGGAGCCACACCTGTTCCATATCCGCCCTTGCCATACCCGCCAATGCCATAGCCTGTTCCCAAAGGCAGCGGACCTACGCCTTTGTAGTACACGAACTGTGCCTGCCCACCATTTTCTGAGGCGGATGCAGAAGAGGATGCTATATTGTTATTGAGGATTTGGAAATTATTGGCATCCACTACAACGGTCACGGTGTACTGGCCAAAAACCGTTAACCCGCCAACGGACGTGGACACAAGAACAGGGAAATTATCGCCGACAACATATCCATGATTGTTGAGCGTAACCGTTAATGTTCCCTGTCCAGATATGGTTGTGAAAAGCGGAACGGCTGCGCTTGTCGTTGTAGATGTTGCAAGTTGATAGTTTCCCAGCACATTAGTGGCATATATCTCATATGTATTGGCGCTAAAGCCGGGGTTGTAGCATTGATATAGGCCAAACAAAACAAGACCACCGATAGATACCGGCACACGGATGTCTACTACGTCATACTGAGAGATATTGCGACCTGTATCAGTAATTGTAACGATATAGCTTCCTGAAGTTGTCGAAAAATTCACCGAAACATTAACAGTTAGGGTCTTGGGGGTGATGTCGGTCACATTATTTGTGGGACTTGTGTATGGAGGGGGGAGCGTGACCACCTCCAATGCGCCGCCGCCTCCTGCCGCAACTCCATCAGCGCCAATGGCAAGGTACTGATTCAAAGCGACATCTTGCCAGCCCAGCAGAGAGCGTACAGTGGACCCAATGCTGGAACTAACAAACCGTGACCAGCCGCCTAGCTTCTGGACCAAGCCGCCAAGGGTGCGGTCAGAGATGAACCTGATTAGCTGGCTCTGCGAAATGGCAGCCTCGTTCAAGGCAGGCGTCTTGTTAACGTCTACGCCGGGAATGAGCTTGAACGATTGATGCGTCATATCTTACCCCCGAGTTGGGGTTGAGATTGGCGAGGTGGACTTAGAAGCCCACGCAGCGCCCTCCATCTTTTTGCGATATTCCTCAGACATCGCACCCTTTAAGAGGGCCTGATACTGGCTCTCATAGGTGACGGCCATCTGCGGGTCGTCATTGGCGCGGCCAAAGTTGCGCTGGTATCCGCTGATGTAGATCATAGATGCCATGATAAAGAGATCGGGAAGATAAAGACTGATGAATGTGGTGTTGTTGGTCGCCGATAAGCTATCCGGGCGAAACGTGCCAACGATCTCTACAGTGTAGTTCGCGTCGGGATATGGGCCGACAAGGAAGTTCCAGTTGGTGGCGCTACCCATGAACGGCGCAAAATACTGAGGCTGACCAACAGCAGTAGAATCACCACAAACCGCATCCAGGTACTCACGAGTTGTCGCAAGAAGAGGAACCCTGATCCCAGAATTGGGGTTAGATGTTCCGGAAGGAGTGATTAGATTGATTTGCTCAGGAACCACAAAGACACTTGTGGGGACAGTTATCTGTCGGCTGCCGGTAGCTAGGCTGTATGACGTAGAGGCGATAGAAGTAAAAAGCAGATCTAAGTCGCGATAGATGCGATTTTCAGCATAAGTAATCGTTTGGGGTAAAATAATTGCAAAGTTGGGGTCATTAGAGGCCACAACCGCCATTGTTGACAACTGAAGCACATAGCTAGTTGTGCCAGCAGCCGCTCCGTCGTAACTCAAGCCAACTGTCATTTGACAACTCCACAAAAAAGATGCGGATTATCAATTGGAAGACTGTTCCCTTTTGATCTATTCTCATGCTGAGAAATGACCTGCAAGTTCCACGGTACATGCAATCCGCTAAAACCATTCCCACGCAGTGGATGGATATGGTCTACTTCGTATGAGATCCCAGTCTGGACAGTTCTTGCTACAGCAATATCGTACATTTCTTGAATTTGAGCCTTTTGGATGGCCGTAAGCCAAGTTGGGGCGGCATTAAGTTCAAGCGCCCTGCGATCAGCATCTTTTTTGTTCAATTTTGCCCTGTTATTTTTGGCCCATTTTGATGAGGAAGCAGCTTGCTTTTCTGGGTTATTTTTTACCCAGTTACGCTTGCGTTGATTGCAAAGCTCGTGGTTAATTTTGTAATACGCAGAATGTTTAATTTTTTTGCATATTTTGCATTCTCCGCGAACAGTTCCATAATCGTTCCTAACAGGAAATGATGAAACATCCTTTATTTCATGGCAAACAATACATCTTTTTTTGCCATGCGGAAGAAATTCTCTTTTTTTGAGAATCAAATGACATAACTTACAGTCAGCACGTAGGCCATCTTTGCCACGAGCATTTTTACGGTATTCAGTAAGGGGTTTTGCTTCCCCGCATTTTGAACACTGTTTCAAGCCTGTAGTCACAGCAAAATCTCCGCGTTACAGGCACTATACCACTTAATGCTTGCCAGCGCACCAGCCTTCACGCCGGGCATTATTCTGTTTCACTTCGATGATCGTCCCGGTTGTATCCTTGGAAGACCACGAAACATCCCGCCAAACAGTGCAAACAGCCACATCAGTCTCTTTTGAAACCATCAGACTTGAGCAACCCGCCAGGGGAAGTATCAACAGCGTCGCCAGCAGTAATCGCATTTTCTGTTCTCCTTAGAGCATCCGCAGTAGCGGCAGCCTCGACGCCTGCAATGGCATCAGACCGTATTTTCATGTAGGTGCTGAACACAAGCACCACCGCCGCCAAGGCAAAGACCACATAGCGGCCAACCGGAGTGAGCAAGAGGCTAAACACCATGTTCCTCCATGTGCTGTTTCCGGAAATACCAGATTGCTACGCCCAATCCAATGATTGCCGCCATAATGAGGAAGTTTGGGTTATGCAGCAATGACATGAGCTTGTCAGCAGTATCTGAGGCATCTTGCGCTTGAGCTGCTACTTCCTTGGCAACCCCCAGACCACCAAGACCAGCGGTAATAATAGCCGCATTTCCTTGCTTGCTATCCTTCATAGTAGGGATAACTACGGGGTCAGGCGTTGCCCGTTGTTCATGTTCATCATCGGTAGGCTCATCAAGATTGGTGCTGATGTGAATGGGGGCACCGTCACTCCACCAAGCAGATTCGGCATGGCGTCGCCTGACAAGGCCTTGGAGCACACGTCCACCGCCACGAGTCCACTTCATAAGCTCGGCAGGAACTTCGTCAAATTTAGCTGCATTGACTTTTTTGAGCAAAGTCGAATTACGCAGATTACCCGCGCCAGCGTTGTAGTTGAAGTCAACCAAAACATCAAACTGATGTTGGGTAAGCGGCTGATGCACCATATTGTACACCTCCGTCTCATACTTGACCAAATCGCGGCGAAGCATATCTTCGGCTTGCTGCTGAGTAATAACCATACCATCCAGCACATAGGGCTTGCCTGCGTCAGACGTGTGGCCATAGCCAATAGTGCAGACACCCGCCGGGCACCTGTAAGCAGTCAGCTTACATCCTTCAAATTTTTTTTTCATGGCATCAATACCCTCTTAGCTCATTTGCATAATGCACCCCTTATTTGTCGGCTTTTCCGTCGAGTTT